CGGTCAAAAGGGAAGGTGATTTTGATCTGGTCCCCAAAGAGGGAGATGATGCGCTTGGGAGGGGTTTTGCTTTTGGCCTTGGTGATCTTTATCTCCAAGGGCGCTGGTCCCATAAAGTTGATCTGTTGCTGATACTTTTTAATGGTCCTCCGCACGTGATGAAGTTGCTTCTCTGAAAGCCTCCCTTTGGAGAGATAAAATTCAGAAATTGAGGACATGATGTCGGCATCGAAAGCGTTGAAGCCCATGCCATTTTCTTCCGAAGTCCCGTGGGATATTTTTTCTTCTTGGGTCTGACAATTATAAAGAGCAATTAGTGCTCCAACAAGTTGTTCGTTTGTCATCTCCAAGACTGGTCGCATTTCAGCTTTGTCAGTCATTTTATTTCTCCTATTCAAAAGTTGTTTAACTGATAGCGTCTAAATAAACATCTTTAATTGTATCTTGACAAATCATACTAACTACGAATTCAACTGCTTCTTCATATGTACTTATGACCGCATCTGTTTCTTTCGATGTCTCCCAGATATTAAAATCTATTACGTCACAGGCATTTTCCAAATCATTTTCTGAAATTACTTTGCTTTCTGCTAGTAGCATCTTTCTTACTGCCTCTTTTTCTTTTTCCATTTTTGCTACAACTTTTTTGTCTAATCCCACTCTGTCTACTAGTTCTTGTTTGGATAGCATTTTATTTCTCCTTGAATTAAATTAAAAAGTTTTTCGTAACCCACAACTTAAAGATAATGGAATTGAAAAGAAAAGTAAAGGAAAAAAAGAAAAAAAGTAATAATAAAATCAATATTACTTTCTTTTCTGCCTTCCCAAGTGGGGCAGAAACCCCACTCAAGCCTCCGGGCAACCTAGTAATACACCGCTGAGCCTTTAGGATCTCCTGGAAAAGAGACAAGCCTCTGGGCAACCTAGTAATACGCCCGGTTGTATTCTGGTCCAAGATATTCTCGGTTGTCCTCCGGTCTGCCTACGGCAATCCACCGTTCATATCCTCCCTTTTGAAGCCAGTGGATGTAATTGAATCCGCAGCTTTGCCCGGCTTGCTCCAAAGTCTCTTCCAAGGCTATACATATGCCTTGCTTGCTCTCTTGTGAGAGAACACTTCTGAGGAGGTTATTGACGGTGTTTTTTGAAGTCTTTTATATCTAGTGTTTTTCTAGGCATCTTGATCTCCTTGTTTGGGTCCGGAGGCCCGGTTTGAATTAAGAGTTTTTATTTCTCATTTAGTATATTTGTGATTCTTTTCTTCAGCAATTTTTCGCCTGGGAAAGTCTTTTTGATATCTCGGATAATAAAATTCATTTCTTTGTCGGTTTTTGGTAAATCATATTCTGCGATACTGCGGATGGCTCCTTTTGGGTCTAGGTGTACTGCTCTGATTCCATCAAGAACGCAAGCTCGGTATGGATTATCATTCCACCTGCCTTCCAATTCTAGTTCTGGCTTTTCTTCTGCTTTTTCTTCTTTGGCTGGGGTGAAATTCACTCCTGTTTCGATTGTGTCCAAAATATCTTCTCTGGCTTTGGCCAACCTCTGCTCTTTCATCATCTCAATATCTTCCTTCATGTATGTCTCATATCCTGTTCGCATTTCCTCTTCTGCTTCCAAGCCCTCGATGGCTACTGTGAGTGAATTCACGCATCTTAAAATTCTTGTTTCGCTCATTCCCTCGATTTGTAATTTATATGTTAAAACCATTCTTGCGTCTTTTAATACTGCTATTTCCATTTTAGGACTCATGTTGTTCTCCTTGATTGATTAATTAAAAACCGTTTTTCGTAACCCACCCTTAAAATCTAATTGAATTGAAAAGAAAAGTAAAGGAAAAAAAGAAAAAAAGTAATAATAAAATCAATCCGTTATTAAATTAAAAAAAAGAAAGAAAAAAAAGTAAAGTATTTCAACAATTTAGTTCTTTACTTTCCATTCTCCAACAATATATAATTGGAGGAAGGGTTTACACTTTTTCTGATTTATAAGGAAGTTCCATGGGAAAATTTGCTAGAAAAACAGCCAATGGCGCAAGAAAGCCCAAACGAGGAGCTTCATTGCCCACTGAAAAAGAAATAGCAAAAGAAAAGCATAAAAAATTAATCCTTGAAATTGGATCTCATGGTCTTCCAGTGCCTATCAAACGAGGCAGGCCCACAAACTACAACCCCAAACTACATCCTGAAAAACTTGTTAAATTAATGTCCGCAGGGATATCCAAAACCACCGCATGTGTTTATTTAGGCATCACCAGAGAAGAAATGGTTTTGTGGCCAAAAGCCCACAAGGAATTTGCTGATGCACTAAAATACGGTGAAATGCTTTCCCAAGCTTGGTGGGAAGAAATGGGCAGACTGAACCTATCCAATCGTGATTTCAATTCGACTCTCTGGATGATGCAAATGACCAATTTTGGTTGGAGCAGAAATGCAGATGGTAAAGCAATAGGTCAATCAGAAGAGGAAACACTTTTCAATGATGCTATTGAAGCAGAGATTATAGAGGATGACTCAAGAAAAACAGCAAAGGTGCTTAAAATCTTATCAGAAAGCGGTGTCTTTGAATCCGAGTTTGGAGAAGCTTCTTCAACCTCGATTAACTAAATACATTCCACATAAACCGACAGCAAAGCAATCAGCTTTTTTATTGCTCGATAGCTATTTAGATGCCTTTTATGGTGGGGCAGCAGGAGGAGGAAAGTCTGATGCTCTTCTGATGGCAGCTTTACAATATGTTGATTTTCCGAATTACAATGCGCTTTTGATCAGAGACACGTACACCAACTTGGCCATGCCAGAAGCTTTGATGGATAGAGCAGATGAATGGCTTTATCATACTGATGCTAGTTGGAATTCGGAAAACAAACAATGGAGATTTCCAAGTGGGGCAACAGTCAGCTTTGGATACTTGGATGGTCCAAGAGATCATCTAAAGTATAAAGGAGCAGAATTCCAATTTATCGGGATAGATGAAGCCTCTGACTTAAGGTGGGAACAGGTCTTGTATTTGTTTTCTCGATTGAGGAGAACCAGAAAGAAAACTGTTGGGGATGATAACCTCATATCTTTGGTTCCATTGAGATTCAGGGCAGCATCTAATCCAGGTGGTCTTTCTCATGAGAAGTTAAAAGAAAGATATATTGACCCAGAAACTAAAGATATTAAGAAAATATTTATTCCAGCTGGATTAGATGATAATCCATATTTGGATGTTGAATCATATCATGAATCTTTGAATGAGCTTGATCCAGTTATTCGGGAACAACTTAAAAACGGCAACTGGGATATCAGGAACAAAGGAAGGTTATTTGATCGAGCTTGGTTTGAGATAGTTGAAACGGCTCCTGTGGCAGTGAACACTATTCGGTATTGGGATCTTGCTTCAACAGAACCACATAAGAAGAATCCTGATCCAGATTGGACAACAGGATTGCGCTTGAGTATGGATGTTTCAGGAACTTACTATATTGAAGAAGTAAGAAGGTTTCAACATACTCCAAAAAACGTTGAACAAAACGTTCTTCAAACGGCTCAACTGGATGGAATAGCAGTTCCAATCCATATGGAACAGGAGCCAGGATCAAGCGGTGTAAATACCATTGATCATTATTTGCGCTATATATTAAACGGATATGCCTTTTATGGAGACAAGAAAACAGGTTCCAAGTACGATAGAGCAAGACCAGTATCAGCGCAAGCAGAAGCAGGAAACATCAAGGTGGTCCGAGGTGCTTGGAATAAGAAGTTTTTTAATGAATTAGAATTATTTCCAGAGGGTATTCATGATGATCAAGTGGATGCTTTATCCGGTGCATTTGATAAATTAGCACTGGGAGCAATGCCAGGTATCAGGATTCTGAAAAGAAAGAATCAAGAAAAACATACTTACAAAGAGGTGAAATGAGTTTTTTCAAAGATGTAGACAGCAGTGCCGATTCTGTATCAACAACCAAAGCAACTATCACTTTATTGACTGCAAGTAATGATTTTGGATCGATAATAACGGTCCAACCTGGAGGAAGAGTCAACATTGGTATTTTGATTGGTTCTCAGGTTTCAGATATTATGTCTGCTGCTGCTTTTTCTGCTGCTTTTTCTGCTCCTAATTCTCGCATGAGTGCTGATATTACACTCCAGCGCAGGATGAAGGAAGAGGATGCTCCCTATCATTGGCGGGATGTCCAAGCCTGGTCAGTGACTTTGGCCCAAGGAGAAGGAGCAAGTTCAGAAAATATTACATCCAGTCCAGAACCAGAATTGTGTGAATATAGAATTGGAGTTAAATTAGCAGATTACCAATCTGGTGTTGGTATTGTAAGAATAGGCACGATATAATTATTGTAAATAAATAAATTTTTACTAACTGGGGAGAAGTAGAAATGGTTTATACTAGAATAGTAAAAACTCTTGATGAATACATCGATTTTTGGAAAAGAAAAGAGGATGAAGAAGGTCATGAAGAAATAGCTCCATACTATATTGATGCCTATTCTACAGTAAAGGAAATGTTGGAGGAAGGCTTCAAGGAATCAGTCATCCCAGGTTCAGGATACTAAATTGATATAATTTCTCTATAACAGATGTTATAACGTAATCAAAAAGTCAATTATGTTTGAATGGTTAAGAAGAGCAAAGCCTATCCAAGAGGAGAAAGCTTCAAAAGCAGCTGCAGTGAAGATAGTTGGACTTGGAGGCAAGGTATGGCCTCAAAGAAACTACAAGACTTTTGCAGATGAAGCTTACTTGAAAAATGTAGTGGCGTTTCGCTGTATTGATGAAATTGCTAAGTCAGTTGCTTCTGTACCCTGGGGGTTGAAGAGAAAGCTTGCTGATGGGAATAAAGAGCAAGTACAAGAGCATCCATTGAATGATCTATTGCATAGAACATCCCCAGAAGATAGTTTCCAAAGCTTTATGTTAAGAGCTTGTTCATTCTTGGTTCTATCAGGAAACACCTATATTGAAAAAGTATCCCCAACAACAGGGGACAATGTAGGATTAACCAAGGAGCTATATTCATTAAGACCTGATAGAATAAATATCCAAGCCAATAAGCAAACTGGAATGGTTGAATCTTATATCTACACGGTATCAGGCCAAGATATAATATATCCAGTTGATCCAGTAACACTTCAAGGAGATCTCCTGCAGATTAAATTATTCCATCCCACTGATGACTGGTATGGGGCAAGTCCTGTTGAGCCAACCTCAAGAGAGATAGATACTGATAATGCTGGAACAGAGTGGAATAAAAATTTACTAGACAATGAAGCTCGACCTGGATTGATTCTTACTACTGATGGAATGCTAACTGAATCGCAATTCGAGCAAATGGAGAACCAATTAAAAGATAGACATGCCGGACCAGATAATGCTCATGATAGTTTAATTCTTCATGGAGGATTAAAAGCTCAACCTTATGGATTCAATCCTTCTGAACTGGACTTTATCGAGGGTTCAAGGGAAGTAGCTAGAGATATTGCAATGGGCTTTGGAGTTCCCCCTCAAGTAATCGGTATATCAGGAGAAAACACCTTTGCCAACGTGAAAGAAGCTCGGTTGGCTATGTGGGAAACCACGGTGATGTTTTATTTAAGGATGTTCCAATCTGAGCTCAACAACTGGCTTATACCCGAAGAACAACGCCAAGAATTAGCTTTGGAGTTTATTTTAGACGAGATCCCTGCGCTAGAATCAAGACGATCACAGAAATGGGACAAAGCTCAGAAGTCAGATTTTCTAACTATCAATGAAAAGCGAGAGATGGTTGGGCTAGAGGCTTATGATGAGGGCGATGTTATCTTAGTTTCGTCTAGCATGATTCCATTGGGAGAAGAGATACCTAGCCCAGAAGACGATGTAGAGCAGGAAGAAGATACAGCATCGAAGTTAGCTGCTATGGGATATAGTGATACTCAGATTGATAATATGATGTCTGCCGCTTATAAAGATTATATGTGATGAATATGCACATACCAGAGGAGATGGAAGAGAAGCTTCAAAAGATCGCTAAGAAAGAATTTCGTTCTTGCGAACAACAAGTGCTTTTTATTTTAACTAAGTGGTTGTCACAACAGGAGACATCAATGGTCCCTACAAATACCGAATGGGACAATGAATATGATCTATAATTTGGGGAGATATTATGGATACAGACAGGATATTAGGAGAAGAATTTATTGACGTGGATGAGTTGGATGAGTTGGATGAGTTGGTTAAGGCTGAAGAAGAAACTATTCAAAGAATAAATGCTCAAAGGCATTCTGCAAGACCTCAAAATGCAGTTCTTTGGGCTGGTCATTACGATAGACCGGGAGGGGATTCGTCCAATGGAGGTTGGGGATAAATGTTTGACATCACAGGAAAAGCTCGGAGGCAAGCAACGCATCAACTTCTTATGCGAGAGATGGATGTCCTTGACGCTATCATCGAAAAGCGAGTCCGACCTATTCTTAATCGATATTTTATCGATGCGGCCAAACAGATATCATTATCGGGCAGCACAGATGTCACATACATCGTATCTGCTCAGAGGCGAAGATTCCAACGAGTGCTGAGAGACCACTACAAAAGGGTTGCTAATAGGTTCTTGAAGATAACCAAGAACTCAATGAATGAATCCGGTTTTAAGGGAGTAGATAAATGGGAGCAGAAGACAATTCAGGAGGATGACTTTTGGCGGACAATGGACCGCTGGACTGTCCGTGAGGCAGCAAAGAAAGTTACCAAGATGGATAAGTCATCCAAGCACATTTTAGCCAGGGTGATTCGAGCAGGACAAGATGAAGGAGAATCAACGCAAGAGATCGCAAAAAGACTTAGGAAAACCGGGTTGATTACTTCCAGGCATAGAGCAAGAACGATAGCCAGAACAGAGACACATAATGCTGCTCTAAAGGCTACTGATGAATCGGTCAAGTCCTCCGGGATGGATATCAAGGAAAAAGAGTGGAGTACCACCAAGGATGACCGGGCAAGAGGTGATCATCGTATTGCAGATGGTCAGAAAGTTAAGATGGAAGATGATTTCTTGGTGGGAGGTGAAAAACTCTCTTTTCCAGGAGATCCTAAAGGCTCAGCTGCGAATGTAATCAATTGCCGCTGTGTCGTGCTTTACTCAACAAAGGCAATAACGGTCCCGGAGGCTGAACAAACTCCTTTGCAAGAAGGATTTGTAGCAGAAACTGATCCAATTAACTATCAGGATTATACAAGCTTCAGTGGCCCAAATAGGAATGCTTTCGCTGATTCTTTCAATATAGGTGATTTTACATTAGATGGATATACGAAGCCCGCAGATAAATTAAAACTCATGAATGCTACTGGACGTGCACTTGGCCAGACATTAGATATTTTACCTGAATTGCGTGATAAAGTATTGAAAAAAGGGGCTGTTAGATTGGGTGATTTGGAAATAGTAAATACTAAATTTCTTGATGGTGAGATAGGTGTGACCGGCACTTATCATCAACGCTCTAAGCTCTTAACAGTTGCTGGAAAGACTAACAAAGTGAACCGATTAAGCATTGGGAAGAAACATTCAGTTGGTAGTGATTTTAATACTACTGTGAGACATGAGTATGGTCATTTTATTGAAATGAGTTTTTTTGATAAAGATG